ACACGAGCGCGGCGTAACCGGTCTTGTCCCAGGTGGCGGGCTTGGTGGCGGAAATGGCGATGCTGGCGCCCGCCGCGGTATAGCTGGACATGGTCTTCTCCTACGAAAAGGCCCGCCAATCGGCGGGCCGGGCTTGCCAGGCGGGCAAGGGGGTTGCGCTAGTCGTGCGCGATCTCGGCGGCGGGCGCGACGGGCGTAGCGTCGGGCAGCAGCGCAGGCGCCAGCGGCGCGTCCGCGGTCGCCGCGTCCGCAACAACCTCCTCGTCCGTTGCTACACGCACGAGGCCGATCGATCGCAGGTCGGCAAACTGGTTCGCCGGCATGTCGCGGATGACCGCACCCTTGGCGAAGCTGACATCGCCGTTCGTATGCGAGACGAGGACGACGGCGTTCTTGGTGTCGGACATGAGAGTTCTCCTCAGGAGGGGTAGCTGACCCGAAAATCTTCGCTGCCGGACCAGATCGAAGCTTCGGCATCGCGGAAGTCGGGGCCGCCGCCGGCGCTAGTGACCGAGACGTTCGGCGCGCCCGCGATCGTTCCGGCCTTGCCTTCGCAAGCGGCCAGGATCCGGCGCAGCACCTCGGTCTGCGTATCGTAGTCCGGCGCCATCACGGTCACCTGCACTCGCTCGACCGAGCGGCTCGCGCCGCCGCGCAGCGGATCGTTGCCGACCCGGCTGACGCGGGTCACCGCGATCGCGGGAAGCGCGATACCCTGTGGCAAGCCGCCGGCCTTGATCCGCGCCGCGGGCACGCGCTGGACGACGTCGTAATCGCCCATCAGCAGCGCGCCGATGAAGTCGACACCGGTCACGCGTCTGCGTCCTGCGGCGGCGCCGGCTCGGCGAGCCCTTGCTTCGTGCTGCGCCGCGCGATCTCGTTTCGGATCACGGTCACCGCGTCGCCGAGCTTGCGTTCCAGCGCCGGCCGCATGAACGGATACGGCTTGGCGCCGGGATGATGCACGACCGGACCGACGAAATGTCCGCCGATCACCAGCGAGCCTTCGCGCACTTGGCGATTGATGCGCTTGATGGTTCGCCCGCTACGATCTGCCGCATCGACGGATATCAAATGCGGATCGGTGCCGTGCTCGAGCCAAGGCGCGATGTATGCTCCCTCGCCGGCCGTGCGCACCTTGGCGACCGCCACGCCCTTCTCAGATCGACTGACGACGTCGATCGTGTCACGCACCTCCTCCGAGCGGCATTCTGTGCGCGCCTCGTCGGCGATGACGTTGGCGCCCGCCCGCAACCCGCCCGCGAGCACTTTGCGTTCCAGGCCGTCCGCAAGATCACCGAGGTAGCTGGTCAGGTCGACCAGCCCCGTGACCGAAGCGGGCATTAAGCGGCACCCCCCGAAGTCGAATAGTCTTGCGCCATCATCTCCAGCCCCTCGCGGCGGCCAAGCTCGATTGGCGGCGTGACGATCTGCATGATCCGATCGGTGCGCCAAACCGGGTTGCCCTGATCGTCTATGACGGTGCCGCCAGTCAGGATGCGCATGTCGGCCGTGATATCGGAACGGTAGCGGACGCGGACGCGCGCCGGGCGAAGTGCAATCTGCAGCTCAGCCACCATGCGTTCGCCACGGCTGGGGAGCATGTCCTGAACCTGAGCCCAGACGGTCGCGACGTCCTGCCACTCGGTCTTTCCAGCCGATTTGAACCCTTCGGCCTCAACGGGCCGCTGAAAGCGAATGCGGCGATTGAGATCGCCGCTGCGGAGTACGCCCATCAGACTGCCATCAGCCGGTAGCTGCGCAGCAACGCCGCGACCGGCGCCGGCGTGTCGGCATCTGTGTCGCCGCGGTTCGAGTACCACCCGTCGATCATCAGCAGCATCGCTTGGCGGACCGGTGCCGGCACATCGTCCGGCGTCGCGAACCCGGCTTGCACCGTGATCGTCACCGGCGTCGGCTGCCCGCACCAGCTACCCGGCACGCCCCACCCCGCGCCCTTCGGCCTGATGCGCACCGGCCGCCGGCCCTTCATCGCCCACCAGAACGCGTCACCGAGCGGCTGATCTGCCCCGAGCACGTCCGCATAGGCGATGCTGGTAATCTCGCGCACCGGCCACGATCCCAGATCGATCCAGCGACCGAGATCGCGTGCCGTCTCCACGACCTCGCGCGGCGTCAGGACGAGCCCGGTGTAATTTTCGATGTGGACGCGCGCGGCGACGATCAGCGACGACAGGTAGGCATCGTCGTCGGTGCTATCGACGCGCACCTGCTGGCGGGCTTGCTCGATCGTGATCGGCTCCGGAGGCGTCTCGTCGGCCATGCCTCAGTGCCCCAAGTAACGCGACAGCACGCGCATCTGCGGCCGATCCGGCAGCGGTGCCGCCCAACTCGCGGCGCGCGCAGCATCGGGGTTCGCGTTGTCCCAGCGCGAGCCGTATGGGTCGAGCAGATAGCGATAGTCGTGCGGCCACCAGCCGCCGGCGCCCCACCACAGCCAGCCCCGGAACACCTTTGGCCGCTGCTCGATAAAGGCGATCGCCTGATCGCCGGCGGCGAGCGACGTCGCGTCGCAACCGAACCCGATCTCGCTGCACACAGCGGTGAACCCGTGAACCTCGCACCAGGTCGCGAAGCACTGGATGTCGGCGAGGAAGCCGGGATCGATCGCCGTCGACTGCCCGGCGCTCCACTGATCGAGATAGCAGTGATAGTCGATCGACCAGTTGCGCGCCGGGTCGTAGATCTGTGGCACCAGATCGTAGTTCGCGGCGCCCGACCGGAAGGACTGGCGGTTAGAGTAGCCGTTGAAGCTGACCAGGATCAGTGAGCCCCAGCATCCCGGTGCCGAACGGATCGCAGCGATGACGGTGTTGGCCATCGCCGCCACCAGCAAGTCCGGCATGTCGTGCGGCTCGTTGACGGTACCGAAGTCCCGCCCCGGAAACGCCAGCGCCAGCTTGTGGTACGCATCGCCGAGCTGGCGCAGCGACGGCCCGCCCGGCGTGCCGACCAGCACCTCGCGGTATCGGCCGCTGCAATGCAGCTCCAGGATAACGCGCGAGGCTGCGCCGCAGGCGTCGACGGTCGCGCGCAGCGCCGCCAGCACCGTCGGATCGAGCGGGCCGTCGAGCACCGGCTGCAACAGCTCCCACGCGATCGGCACCCGGAACGCGTTCATGCCGGCCGCGCGGTAATAGGCGATCGCCGCGGGCAGCGGCGTCTGATGGCCGCCGACGAAGTCGAGCCCCGAGAGGTTCACCCCGCGGACGCGGCCAGCCATCACGCGGCGATCCGGTCGGCGTTGTCGTTCGTTGGCGCGCGGGGCAGATCCCGCGGCGTCACGGCGCTGATCGGACCATACTTGGCCAGGATGTCGGTGATGATCTGCTGGCCCCAGCGGTCGCCGACATACTGCTTCCCGACGTCGTTCACATGGACGCCATCGGCACCAATCATGGTGCTGACGTTTGCGGCATTGAGGATGTTGCTGCCCGTGGGGGACATGTCGGAGCACACGACGTTGGCGTCCGTCGCGGCAGCGGCAAGGCACCCGTTGCGGTAGGCATCAAACCTCGACTGGGGAGTCGGGTAGGAGGTCGTGTATTCCGGCCCTAGGAACACGATGACCGCACCGGGCTGCGCCGTGCGCGCGGCCTGAACGATCAGCGTCGTCTGCGCCTGCACCTGCGCGTCGGTCGCCGCGGTCCCGCCCATCGCGGTGGCATTTGCGTCGTTGACGGAGCCCGCGAAGTCCACTTCGTCGACCTGGCCGATTCGGGCGACATCGATCGTGCCGGCCTGGATCTGCTGGAGCCAGTTGAGATCGGCACCATTGTTGGTGGCGAGCGCGCCGGTGCCGGCGCGGGAGAAATTGTAGGGGACAGAGACACCCTTCCGGGCGGCGAGATAGTCCGGGACCGTCAGGTGGGCATCGTTCGCGCCACCGGAGAGTGTGCCACCGAGCCAACTGTCCCCGAACAGGACGGTGCGGACCGGATCGGCGAGGAGCGGGGCCCAGACATCATAGCCTGTCGCGACGTTCACCCCAGAAAGGTTGAAATTGTTACCCTGGTTGGCGAACACCTTGATTATCCGAGGCGCCGCGACGCCGAAGTCGAGCTTGACGTAACCGGGATTGCCGGTCGTCACGATGTCGGTTGCTTGGACCCGCGTCTCCACGCCGGTCGCGAGATCGGTGACGAGAAAGGTGACCGGGTTCGTGCCGTTGGAGATGCCGAAATCGATCTGCGGCGACCTGGTCGCAACGGCCCAGCCCGCTCCATGGCCCGGCACGCGGACGCCACCGGTGCGTGCCGGACCCTGGATGTAGAAGAACGGTCCGCCGTTGGTGAAACCCTGGACTGCGGTGCCGTTGATCGGGGCGAACGCCTTCCCGTTTGCGGGATAGGTCGGGCTACCGACGGCCGTACCGTTGATGGTAGAGGCCACGCCCGTCCCACCAGCGGTGATGCCAACCGACGTCACCGTCGTCGCGCCGCTCGCGGTCGCGGACTGCGACAGCGCCGCCGATGTGATCGTGACGTTGGAGACCGTCGTTCCGATCGGGATGCCGGTGCCGAATACGGCCTGTCCGTTGACGAGCGACCCCGAGTTGATGGTGACGCCCGCGGATCCTGACGTCGTCGTGATATTCGCGGTCGGCAGAGCGGCGGCAATGGAACTGATGGGCCGCGCGGCCGCGCGAAGGATGCGCTGGACCCGCGCTGCGGGAGCGGTCGTAACGACTTGGCCGTAGACCGTCGTCAGCGGCGCGGTGACACCTTCGCCCTCCACACCATATCCGCTTTGGCGAAAGTTCAACCATTCCTTGCCGTTGAACGGGTACGCCCCTGGAAGACCGGTGATTGCCGCATTCGGCGTCACCAGACGCGTCTGCGCCAGCGCCGGCTGCGAGACCAGCAAGATGGCCAGCATCGCGCACCAGATGGCGGACAGGCGCCTGCCTGCCCTTTCGAGCATGTTCATGGGTCAAGTCTCCGCAGATTGGCGACGGCGGTCTACGTGACCGCCGCCAAGTCGGTCAGGCGTTCGCCTTGTTCGACGGCGCCTTGCTTTCGGCCTTGTTCTTCGGCGTGGCGGCCTCGGCCTTCGCCTTGTTGAAGGCGTCCTCCGCGCTCTGGTCGAAGTTCCCGAGGATCGGATCGTCGCCTTCGGTCAGGTGCTTGATCGCCGCGGGATCATCAAGCTCGCGCGTCTCGCCGGACTGGTAGGGGTCGTTCGCGCGATCGCCGATGTGCGGCTGGAGGGTGGTGAACTTGGTCATGGCTCGTCTCCGAAAAGACGGGCGGCCGTTGTCAGCCGCCCGTCAGGGGTCCGCGCGGGGAGGGTCAACCGCGGATCAGAAGGTGCCCTTGATGAGGGCCGCCGGGCGCTTGACCGCCAGCGCCACGCGCTCCTCGCAGCGCATCGTCAGGAGGTTGAGCTCGAAGTCGTTCGAGTTCTCCGAGGAGATCAGCACCTCGGGCGTGAGACGGTCATAGAGCGTAGCCGCCTGCTTGAACGCGCCAACCAGGAAGCTACCGGCGGTCATCGACTGCGTCTCGACGACGCGCTTGCCCCAAAGCACCGGCCCCGCGATCCCCAGC